TTCACTGCCATCATTCTTTTTTAACCCAGCCTTTAAAAACTTATCAGCTCTATCTCCTGATAATCCTTCTGGGAATGGATTTGACGGAACTGTATCTTTAGAAAATGGTTTTATTATATCAAGTTTACCCTTTGACAATCTCTTTTGAAATTTATCAACATCCCTAGAAGTTATAACTGGCATATCCTTTCTTTTGGTATTACCTTTATATGCCAATTTCTGTGCTAAAACATAATTCTTATCAAAATCCGGAATATCTTTATCTAATGTTGGGAATTTAGATAACGCATATTCTCTTGCATCTTCTAAAGACGTAGTAACAACCTCAAGTTTACCAGCCGCAGCACCACCACCCTTTTCCATTAAATAACTCTTAAATGTCTTCATTTCTCCCAACCTTTTATTATATCTTTTGAAAAATTATTTGCTGAAAATTCCATTCGGTTTACCAATTTAACAGCATTATCATTACGATCAATTGCAACAAATCCCTCTGAACCAGATACTTTAAATCCATCCTTAGTTCTTACAAAGGTAGATATATCAGACACACTCTCCATCTTATCTATTAAAATCTCTTTAGCATCAACTAAATGATTTTGTAACTCAAACATCAATCTTAAATTCTTTTTATTAGAATCCGAAAAAAAACTTAAAACATCTTCTCTTGATTTCGACTTTTTAGCTTTGCCTTTATCAGACTTTAACTTATCAATATCTTTTTGATACTTATCTGAAATATATTTAATAAGATCATCTGTATGTTTTCTAGTATTTGTAATCTTCTCTTGTGACCTAACTTTAGTATTATTAAAAGTATTAATCAGTTGATTAATAACTGAATTAGTAGAAACATCATTTAATGTGGTTGATGATATTTTTCTAAATATCTTACCAGCATCAGATAAATGTGATGTGACTATATCAGTCTCGGATTTAGTCATAGTAACAGTACCAGACAAATCAGTAAGATCCGCAGTTCTCATCCATACACTTGAAGTCTTTTTAAAATCACGAATACTGATATTAAATGATGCAGACATATTCTCAAAAGAATCACCAGTATATTTTGTATGCCAAACGACACCTATCTTTGACTGTAATATAGAACCAGCCTGTGATGTTGGTACAGCATATACTATCGTATTAGGATGAAAGGTAACATAAGACTCACCATCAATTGTTTCATTCTTAAGATCAGAATTAGTATACATGATATCACCTTGCATGACACCCGTAATACCAAGTTTCTTTAGTTCAGTATATGCGATTTTTAACTTACTAGACAAATCACCAGAAGTATCGTCATCTATATCGTTATGTGACTTATATACTTTTGGATTCTTATTAAATATACCCTTCTTCGCAACAAAAAACTGTCCATCTGTCGGGTCAATACCAGCAAACACAGCAGGAGCGCCATCCCACTTAACAGTAACTGAATGTGAAGTATTAGAATTACCAGACAACATATCTCTCAATGACCTTAAAGCATTAATGGCACCACGTGTGCCATTAACGCCACCATCAAGGACAAGATCCTCAATATGAGTCATATGAGTATTTTTAGCTTCTGTTACATATTCTTGAAATGTTAACATATATTACAACTCTAATTGTAAAATTATATTTATAATATTAAAACTGTTCCTCTTCAGTAGAACCATCCATAGCAGTAACCGATGAGTTACCACCTTGTATAACATTTGTAACAGAATCAAAATAACCAGCACCAACTTCCTCTTGATGCCTTGCAAATGTATATCCATCTTTAACCGAATTAAACTCAGGTTCTTGGACACCCTCCACATAAGCAGTCATACCACGTTCAACATAATCTTTTGACAACTCAAACATAGAATGCCACATATCATGAATACCAGCCAGCGTAATAAATTGCCACTTGAACCCCATCTCTCCCAATTTTTGTTGATAGTGCGCTATTTCTTCATCACTCAAATTCCTCTTCCAATTAAAAGACGGTGAGCAGTTATAAGCCAGCAACTTGCCAGGATACTGTTGGTGTATCGCAGTCGCAAATTTTTGTGCCTCTTCTAAATTCGGCACCGCAGTTTCACACCAAAGCATATCAGCATAAGCCGCATAAGATAATCCCCTTGATATCGCTTGGTCTATTCCGCAGTTGACTCTAAAAAAACCCTCTTCAGTTCTCTCCCCTGTGACGAATTCCTTGTCACGAACATCAATATCAGATGTCAGCAAAGTTGCTGCGTTAGCATCTGTCCTTGCGATAATAACGATAGGCACACCCATAACATCAGATGCCAATCTCGCGGATACTAGTTTCTGGATTGCCTCTTGGGTTGGCACTAACACCTTACCACCCATGTGTCCACATTTCTTAGCAGATGACAGTTGATCTTCTAAATGAATACCAGACACACCACACTCTATCATAGATTTAGTCAACTCATAAGAGTTCAACACCCCCCCAAACCCAGCCTCAGCATCTGCGATAATTGGAGCAAAGTAATCAATATCATTTCTTCCCTTATTCCATTGGATTTCATCTGCTCTACGGAATGTATTATTAATACGTCTTACCATCATTGGTACTGAATTATATGCATATAATGATTGATCTGGATACATAGTTTCTGACGAATTACCATCAGCAGCAACTTGCCAACCTGATAAATATATAACCTTAATACCAGCCTTAACTTGTTGCATTGCCTGTCCAGCAGTTATAGCACCCATAGAATTAACATATCCATCTTCGTTAATCAATTTCCAAAGTTTTTTAGAACCCACGGTAGACACTGTATATTCTTCATCAAACGAACCACTTAACCTAATAACATCTTCTGCCGAATAATCACGTTTGACATTCAACCAACGCTCATTCTCTCTCCAATCTTTCTCTAAAGTTCGAACTCTACCCAATTGTTCCATAAATAAATTCTCCTATTTTAATTAACCTTCACAACTAACACAACCATCCTGACTAACAAATTCACCCCTTACACCTGTCAACAAATCTTGACCAGATGGGGTTTCCGTATAATCCGTCATAGTATTCTGTTCTATCTTTTCCGATAATATTTCAGTACGATTTGATGTTTCTGTTCTTAAATAATATAACGACTTATTACCAAATTTCCACGCATTATAATGTACTTCGTGTAAATATTTCTTATCAACTCCTGCGGGGAAAAATACATTCAAACTTTGGGATTGACAAATATATTTTGCACGCTGACCACCCAAACGAACAATTGCATTTTGATCTATCTCAATTGCCGTTTTAAATACTTCTTTTTCATGTGACGTTAAGAAATCCAAATGTTGAACAGAACCATTATTAGCAATAATAGAATTCCATATATGTTCATTATCTTTATCATAATCAATCAACAATTTCTTAATATATCTATTTTTAATCAAATGACTCCCAGCACGTGTTCTATGAACAAATGCATTAGCCTTTATAGGTTCAATAGATGGAGATGTTGAAGCAATACTTGAACTATTTGCGTTAGGGGCAACTGCCAACAAATTAGCATTTCTTCTTCCAGTACCAATCATATCAGAACACTCACCATATTGTTTTCCTAATTCCAATGACTGTTCAACTGCCTCGTTTTTAATATATGAAAATATTTCCTCATTAAGTTCTGCGGCAGATTGACTACCAAAAGGTATAGACTGTTTCATTAATAAATTATGCCAACCCATAGCACCTATACCAATTGACCGTTCCTGACTAGCAGAATATCTAGCCTTACCTATATCACACGGAGCGTGTTCTATAAAATAAGTTAATACATTATCTAAAAAAACAGTTAAATCTTTCACTAAAGAAGTTCCTTTCCACTCATCATAAGTTTCAAGATTCAATGAACTTAAACAACATACAGCAGTGCGTTCTTCATTAGTAGGTAGAGTTATTTCACAACAAAGATTAGAACCTCTTGAGAACAATCCTTTATCTTTTTGTGTTTGTGGATATGCATCATTTGCCGTATCAATAAAATATATGTATGGTTCACCAGTACGATATCGTGTTTCTAATAGAGTTTCCCATAACTCTCTAGCCATAACAGTATCGGTGGGATCACCAGATTTTGGATCAATAAGTTCCCATACTGAATCACTTTCAACTGCATTCATAAAACTATTAGGAACATTAACACCATGATGTAAATTAAGACACTTCCTATTAACATCACCCGTAGGTATTCTCAAAGACATAAACTCTAAAATATCAGGATGTGATATATCCATATACGCAGCATACGACCCCTTACGAGTGATACCTTGTTTATATGCAGTCATATCAGCATCCACAGTATGTAAAAATGGTATTGGTCCTGGTGCTATATCTGATACAGAACGAACATCCGACCAATGACCACCAACACCACCACCCTTAACTGACAACCACCTCAATTCGGATGTGTGTTCTATTAAACCCTCTAATGTGTCTGGTACATATCCCAAAAAACATGATATTGGTAACCCACGCACAAGTTCTTCCTTTTCTGGTGCATTTGACAAAATAGGAGATGAAAACATAAACCAATTCTTTTCAACATATGAATATATTCGTTTTGCCAATTTCTCATCATCAAAACTAAAAGCATCAGATGTTCGTTTAAATGCATCCTCTGGAGTATCTTCATACTCCCTCATATAATAATCACGTAATAACTTCAACCCCTGTTCACTTATATTCATATATTATTCCTGTTTTTGTGTTCCTTTATATTCATTATCCATGGCATTCCATAAAACCTCATCCTTTACTTGATGTTCTGCATTATCATATTCCAAATCCTTTATCTTATGTTTTAATTCGTCATTCTCTTTTTTTAAAAAGTCAAGTTCGTCTTTGATTCCCATAAATCTCTCCTAACATCGTTTCCATTGATTAAGACATGCCTTCGCCGATAATCCATATTTTACATTATTAGATATAACTTTTTGTAAATCTTCCTCCGTATAACCATTAATGATCATGTCATTAATGTCTTTTTCATTAATCTCATCAGGCCATATAAGTACACCATATTCGTGTTCTATAACCTTCTCCATTTTCTTTACTATCTGTATATTTCTAGGTTCATTATCATATATAAAACCCACATCATCAAACTTCTTAAAAATATCCAAATCACAATCACTTCCAGCCATTGCTACAGAATTATCAACAAACAATGAATCTAATGGTCCTTCTAATACATATACCATATTAGTATCATCAACCGTATCCATACCATATATCTTCAATGAATCATCTTTTACTTTTATAGTAATATATCTAATAGAAGAATCACCAATAGATCTACCTTGTATAGCAATTAAATTATATTTATCATCATAAAATGGTATTACTATTCTAGGATCATTTTTAATCAAAGAATATGTATTATTCGGTAATATAGAATCCACCATAAGTTTAAAATCATCAGAATAATATAATGACTGTAATTTAGTTATCTTTCTATTCTTTATATACTTCAATGCAGTATGATTTTCATCTAATTCAGACAATTTAACCACATTATCATAATTAAAACTTTTTACCTTTTTATAAGAAAAATCCATATCATATTTAACTGCAACTTCTTTCTTGATTTTCTTATTAGATATCGATTTCCCCTCTTTCCATAAATCCATTACATACTCGTCATATAATGGTTTGTCAACAATTTTAATAAAATTCTTTAAAGTCATCGACGCACCGCAATTATGACACATATAAAAATAAT